CTTAGAAGCCTCTGTGTATTGGTTAAATTGAACCATGTCAGAAGCGTAGTAGAGCTGTCCGGTGATTGTGATAGGTTTTGTAGTCATTTAAGTTTCCTTTTAAGCGGAGCCGTGAGGCTCCTGTTGTATAAAATGCTTGTCTCTCCAAGCTGTCTCTATTTGAAGGAGCGTGTAGTGGTTGTAATAATTTCCAAAACACCTTCTTCAACTAATAAATCTAACCACGCTTGATTACCAAAGTCTTGCCCGTGAAGGCAATCTTTGACTTCCCAGAGAAGACCTCGATAATCCTCGATTGTCCCTTCAGTTCCGTATCGCCCATAAAAGTCACATTGTTCTTTATTTGTGTCATAGTGAAGCATCAAATGTGATTTCATTTCTGTGTTTAAATCATACATTAACACACCTTCTGACATCTTCATTGTCACATCAATACCTCTGTGAACAATCTGCTGAATCATGTCGATAAATTCTTCTTTTGTCATAATATTCTCTCTATTAGTGCGTGTCTCTCCAAGTCTTCCCTACTTTATATTCTCCATTCAGGGGGCATCTAAGACCAAAATGTTCCCCTGCTTCAACAATGCTTTGCACTGCTGCTTCACCTACTATTGTAGCATACTTGTCAGATGTTTCAAGCTGAATTTCATCGTGAACATTAGCAACTAGCTTAATAGGCCATGAATTTTCCTTGCATTTGTTGTAAAAAAGACACAAAGCCTTCTTCATAACAATTGCCCCTGCCCCTTGCAGCAAGCTGTTTAAGGCTGCGTGTTCGGAGCGTACCCATATCTTCCTTCCGTCTAAGCCCGGAACATAGCCCAAAGCAGCATATTTGGCTACCTTGACAGTAAGCCGATTAAGGGATGGGGTTGCAGCCAAGAATTTTTGTTTGAGCCGTTTGCCCTCTTTTGAGCCTCCTCCAGATATGCTTCCAATTTTAGCGTCTCCTGCTCCATAGAGAAACGCATAGATAAATGTTTTTGCAACGTCTCTTGTCGGGAGACCCGCAGCCTTTTGGTTAACGGTATGAACGTCTGTCCCCTCTTTACTGCTTCCATTTGTAACTGTGTCCACATACTTCTCGTCCTTCATGTAATGAGCCAACATTCGTAGCTCTAAACCACTTGCATCTGCACCTACCAATACCTGTCCGTCTTCGGCTGTCCAGCATTCACGACACTCAGGGCCATAGACACTACCTGCATTAGGTATCTGTGCCATGTTAGGGCTGCTGTGCGTCATCCGCCCTGTTACAGCTCCGTTGGTAATCACCTTGCCGTGTACCCGTCCGTCCTTGCCTACAGCCTCCAACCAGCTTTCTATCTGAGCTACACGCTTCTGGAGCATCAAATATTCAACAATGGGAGCTGCTTCCGGCAGGTCTATCTTCGACAGCACACCTTCGTCAACTATAGGCTGTCCGGTTTCTGTGTGCTTGTCGGGCTTCCATCCAAGCTCGATGAGCTTTTCTCCAATTTGCTTCCTTGATGCGGGATTAAAAGTAGCCACCCCATCTTTGAGAGGTTTTCCAGTTTTGTCACTGGTTCGTTTAACAACGACAGGAGGCCATCGTTCTTGCATTTGTTCATATAAAGCATCCAATTTTCCTTTGATGTCAGTAAGTAGGCAGGTTGCATAAGGTATGTCCAGTTTGAAGCCATTTCTGACTTGTTCTTCGATGATGAGAGCCACTTCGTGCTCCAACAGCACACTTTCTTCACTAAACTGTTTCTCATTAAGCTCATTGACTAGGTTGAGATACAACTTAGCTGTCACTTCACAGTCTTGTCGGCAATAGCTCTCTAACAAACCCATATGAGGAGAGTCAAAGCATTCACCTTTGTACTCCTCTCTGCGTCCTTTAAGCCATTGCCATGCGCTGCTATAGCTGGTCTTTTGGCATCCGAGGCTGTTTCCCCATGCTTCTAATGAATGACCATTCTCTCTGCTCGGCTCTAACAGCCGACTTACTATCAACGTATCGTACAACAGGTTCGTAGCTATCTCTATCTTCCAACACTTCTTCAATAGAGGGGAGTCGAAGCCGACTACGTTGTGACCGACTATCAACGAAGCGTCCTTTAAATAATCCATGAGGCTGCTTGCTTCTTTCCATGTTCTTTTCTCTCCAGTGTCAATGTTCTTTGTACATACAAGCCATATTTTCGTATGGGCTAGGTTGCTTTCACAGTCAAGGACTATCCTCATTTCGTTCTTTCAATATGTCTTTACTACGCCTGTTTGCTGGTATTTTATCAGGACAGGCACACCTGAAGTCCTGAGTCCAATACTCTCCTCCGTTCTCGTGTACCAGCTTATACCCATGTTGAGACCATTGCTTCATTGATAGACTGTACATGAAATCAATGGCAGCATATGGGCTGTGCTTTACAGGTGGGTTTAACCACGAACAATGGTCGAGCCAAAAGTAAAGAGCACCCTCATTGTTCACAATTTGCATATCTTTATGGAGCATTGGAGCTGAAGGGTTTTCCTTATAATAGCTACCTGCTGCCTCAATTAAGTTACCAAACCCATCATCATTATAAGCATAGTTGTTTCTATGCTGCACATCGACACCAAAAGCATCACGAATCCATGTTGTTGTCATAAGCTGTCCTTTAACCTCTCATAATCTTCATCGCTATACCAGAGATGAAAGGGGTGTCCCGCTAGTTGAATTGCTGCCACATCATGCCACAAGCCTTTTGTTACTTCTCCGAGCTGTTCCCATCGAGGAGCAACAGCAGCATATGCTTCATACATCTTTCTACCAGTTTCTTCTCGTTCAGCCTGAGTAGAGAGATGCCGGAACAGGTCAGCAACCTTACAAAGATTGTCCTTTGTTGTCACAGGTTTTCTTCCATTAGCTCCACCATCACCTCATAAGAGCCTGAGCCGTTGTGCTCGTCGTAATACTTATCGAGAGCCTCATCTGCGTTCTCTGCTTCGTATTCGTATGTTCCACGGTCTGTGTACACTTCGTATAAATTCATTCTGTTGTCTCCTTTGTAATAGCTGTTTGCACAACCTTTTCCCACTTGATGTTGGGGCTTTCGTCATACGATGGGTCACCTTCTAGCTCCCAGTCAGCGTGATTTGGCTCGTAGTCAACGCCGCAAACCTTTGCACACACAGCGTATAAATTCCATTTCGCCGTGCCTTCGTGTTGGCATCTAAGCGCAAACCTTGCGGCTGTGGTAATAATGATTTCTTTCATAATTCCTCCAATTTGTTTAATTCACACTCAGAAAGTGTACCACTATTTCGGTCATAGAACAAGCCAATTTTCTCGCCTGTTGCACGACCGCTAAACCTGTCCTTCAACACTCGTAGTGTCGTTGTCTGTCGCTCTATCGGGTCTTCTGCTTGCTTGTTACGCTCAAGACCAATAAGATAGTGCCCCCAACGTGCAATGGCTCGTGAGCCTGTAAAGTGCTTCTCCAACACCCTGCCACCTTCCTCATGTGCCTTCCCCTCTGGTGTAGTGAGGTGAGACACAAAATGGATGATTAGTCCATCGCTCTGTGCAAGGGAGGCCATGTCTGCCATGATGCCATCCAAAGCACGTCTCTCGTCCTGCTCATTCGCTGCCAATGCTGTCAGATGGTCTAAGTATATCATCTTAATGTCATACGCCTTGGCGAAATAACGAATAATTTTCTTTACACTAGCCCAATCCATAGCACCAAAGTGTTCCATCATGTAGAGCTGTCCTCGTTTATCCAAGCTCTCAATGCTCTGCTCATATTGCTCACGAGTCCAGCCAGCATCAGGAATGTGATATAGACGTTTATCTAGCTTACCCGCTACTCGCTGTGCAGTTTCTACGACATTCTGCTCTAGGTAAATAACCCCTACTTTCTCATTCAAGACATCAATATCATAGGCAATCTGTTGGGTAAACACGTCTGTCTTACCTACACCGACACCCGCCCCGAAGCCATAAAGCTCCCCTTTCCGGCGACCATACGTAAGTTGCGTAAGTGACGGAAACGCCCAAGGCACTCCCTCCACCGGAGGTGCAAGAAGCCTGTCCATAATGTCATGTACGCTGACAATGCCCTCTGGCCTATGTTCTTCTGCCCTCCACCAAGCATTAATAAATTCCTTGGTCTTTCCTGCTACCAAATAGTCGCAAGCGTCCTTGAAGCCCTCAACGTGCTTCATGATTTTGCTCTTACCTGCGAACAGGTCTGCCACTTCTTTAGCTGCCTTAATGCCCGGCTCATCCCCATCAAAGCACACCACCACTAGCTCAAAGGTGTCTAGCCATTCAAAAGCCTGTTTACAAGCCTTTAAAGCCCCTGCTGCGCCATTTGGAACGGAGACAGTTGGGTAAAGGCTTCCTTGCATTTGAAACGCTGCCAATGCGTCTAGCTCACCCTCGGTAATGGTAATAGTTTTACCTCCGGCAGGAAATAGCTCTTGTCCGAAAAGTGTATCCAATTTTCCGACACTAAAGAATTCTTTAGTAGCGACCACTCGGGTTTTTAGACCATTCTTATAGCTGTAAATTTGTTTCCCGTTCGGGCTATAAACCTTATAGCGTTCACACGTTGACCGTGTAATGCCCCGTTCGGGAATGCTTTTAATCTCGCCTTCCGGCTGTATGTTTTCCATTTGTTTCTCTTTTCGGTTTACTAAAGAAGCCCCTTGAAATGTCCTATTGCATGAAAAGCAATGAGAATGCCCATCGTCATATGTGCAACAAGCATCCGAGCTGCCACAAGCAGGGCATTCGCCTTTAGATAATAGTTTACTTTCGTTCATTCTTTAATATATCCACAATATAAGCAAGGAGTAAGACAATAATAAATAAGAATATTTCAGTAGTAGTCATAATATAAATGATTATTCAACAATAATATTGATGATGCAGACAACCACAATAATTGATAATAGCATTTAGGTTCCTTTAATGTCTTTTAGCTTCAAATAGGCATCAATTTCCGCTATTACAGCGTCTTTTCCATGTTTTACGACCAAATAGGCAACATTATTTAACGTTGTCTGGAAGTGCATTTCTGCAAATGCTTCTTCTTCTTCAATTGTGGTCTCAAACTCTTGGTATAAAGCGTCTTTAACTTTCATATTTTCTTTCAATTTATTAATGTTACGACCAACCAAAAGCATTATGTTACTAATAGTTGGCATGGTTCTTGCTGACTATAAAGACTAAATAGACTATTAGTCTTTAAAGGTCTGTGTATATTACACTATAAATAGTAATACATTAAAGACTCTTAGACTTTAAAGGTACTATTTATATTAAATCATTAGGAGGTATTACATTAAAGACTATTAGACTATAAAGAGTAGTGCCTCTTTTTTAAGCACAAGGTTCTCAAATAGCCAACTTTATGCCCTACCCTAGCCTTACCCCTTACCTCACCCCTCCAAGGCCCGTTTAGACCCCCATGCAACCCCTGCAATGTCAAATTTAGAGCCTATCCAAAACCCCTCTGCGTTCTTATCCATGCCTTTTGCTAACATCTGGTCAACATTGAGACAATGGCGGTCGATTCCGTGCTTTCCTTTTCTATGTTTATCAAAAGCATGAACGCTATTAAAATATTCTTTACAAGACGGACATTGATTTTGGTCGCCCACTAATAATTCAAAGCTCATTATATTCTCCAATATTATCGGTATTAACTAGATATTCTTCATCGTGGTCTAAATCTTTTCGGTCAATAGTTGGAAGGGGTGTCATTCTCTGGATTTCTCCCAAACATCCCGTGCAGGTGTCTAGAAACTCATTGGTCATAGCGTGTCGGCGAGTAGACTCGAAGTCACTCAGGTTTTTGTTGCAAGCAATGCAGCGCATAAATTGTCCTTGTTTTTAGGGGCTTTAAGGCATCCAAGCCACATACCCCTTAGTTTGTTAATAAGTCCTCATAAATAGCCCTTTAAGGCCGTTTAAACGACATTAAAAGGCCTTTAATCATCCCTGCTTTTCATCCGCTTCAAAAGTTGGGCGGGTTTCTGCCTCTTTTTTGTCTTGTTCTTGTTGTGGATAGACATAACGTGAAACGCCTGTATTCACCCCTACTGCGTACAAAAGCAATTCTGTTGGTAATTTAATACCTTTAGTAACTTCAAACATATTATATTTTCCCTTTAATTGTTAAATAATAAGCGATACATAAACACACAAAGCCGATACCTGTAAGTATTGATAAAAAGATAGTGAATGTCATTCTGTCAACCTACTCATAGTGATGCGAGGCTTGCGTTTGCCTTCCCAATGCTCAATAAAGCATATCCAGCCATCCTCTGTTTTCGATAAATGCCTCGTTTTTGTCGCAGTGTCATAGCATTGACCTTTAGCTTGTGCATAATCTAATTCAGTCTGTATTGCAGCATATTCCCTGCCTAATATAAAGGCAAATAGTATGCTAGACGTAATTAATGCACCAAAAACTACATTATTCAAGAATATCTTCAATTTGTCTCTCCAATGCGTGTATGGTATGCACGTCAATATGCTCTATTAGGTCTTTGGGTATTCTTACTCCCTTGTCCCTAATGTATAGCATATAAATGGTGGCAATGCCCCTCAATGGCGGATCTGTATCCGTTTCAGCTTGGGGCGCATCATATTCAAAAAAGCAGTCCCATTCGATGCCGTGATAGGTTAATATATTATTCATTGTTAAGCCCTTTCATTAACTATTACAAATAAACCAACTGATAAATTAAAATCTTCATTGTTTAAGATGAATTCTTTAGCGTCAATTCGGTGCAAAAAACGTGCAGCTACAATGCCGCTACTGGCATATTTAACTAGGTACATTCTAAACCCCTATCTTTAAGAATTCATTGGCAAGCTCTTGCAAGCGAATATAATCCGTTTTTAATTCCGCCCCGTGCATAAACCTTGCAAGCATAGCCATATCGTTTTTTGTGGTGATGGTCTCACTATCATAAGCCATTCTAAGGGCGCGCCCATCATATCCATTATTCAAAGCGGTAGAATTTAATCCTTTACTTATTTCAAAGTGTATTGCTTTCATGGTGTCATTCTCCCGAAATATAAGACAAAAGGTAGGCCAATCAATAAGGCCATTAAAAGGCTAGCCAATAGGTTTTTAAAGGTCATTTTATCATTCCTCGAGGGTATTTTGTAAGGCACACTTGAGCGCAGCCGTTTTCTCTTACAGTGAACCGTTCGTAATGGATTTCCCCATCATAGTCTAAAAATTCTTGTTCTGTAACTTCTTCAAGTGGTTCGTCATCATCTACCAACAAGTCATCATTGTAGACAAAAAACCTAATGTTCTGATTCATGGCAAGCCCCTTAAAACTTTTGGTAAACCATTGTCTCATCATCAACCATGCCCACAATAGTCGTATGGTTTTCCATGAATTTTACTACTGTTTCAATTCTATCTTCGCCTTCTAAACCCTCAAGGTTGATGCTGTAATTGTCAGCAATTTCAGATAATGAGCTTTCTGTGTATTCGCAGCAAATAGCCACAACGTCTAGTTCGATTTGCTCGCCTGTGCTTTCCTCGTATTCCTCGAAATAGTCAAACAAAGCACCTAAAGCAGCATAGCTAAATTGCTCTCCTCGCCCTGCCTGTTTAAAAGCCTGTTCAAAGCCGTATTTGTTAATTGTCTGTATCATTGTATGTATTCCTATATTTGCACGTTAGTGCGCCTATCGACTGGGCAAAATTGCCCCATAAAGGCCCTATAAAAGGCCTTTATAGAATGCTTTGCTTTATTGTGGATATCCGCTGACAATCAATTTATCTGACAATTTGCCGATGTAGCACGTGCCAATATTCGAGAAAATGCAGCAATAAACCCTGCGCCATTTTCCATTATATTTAACCATAGTGGCAGTAGCAATTTTCTTGCCATATCCGGTAGACGTTTGGAACAATCCCCTTTTATGCCGCCATAAGGGCGCGTTTTTGTGCTCTACTGGAATAGGCTCATTATATGACCATGTACCGTTGTTTTCTATAGTGTACGTTTGAATAGTGTATGCCATGATGTATTCCCGTGGTTAATGTGAATATAGACCATTGACGACAAAATATTCTACATCTAGTGCAGATGGCAAATTCCCCGATACAGGGCGACCGTCAGCGCCTAACACTGACCATCCTTGCATTGTGTTCTTGATGCTGAATTGCTTACCGCTTGGTGCGACAACGAGACAGCCATCGGCCACATGGCCTTTCATTGCTGTGAATTCTGTAGATTTTACTTGCATGATTTTCTTCCTTTAAAACTGTGTAGTGAGTATTTCTAAAACTAAGGCATCATCTTTTAATTTTAAAGCATCTACTAAATCATCGTTTTCTAATGCAATGTCGCAATCAATTGTTAAATCGGCGCATAAAATCATAAATTGGTTTTGTGTCATCGTATGTTGTCCTATACTGGTTTAGGCAAAATTGCCACATAAGCCCTTGTTAAAGGGCTTATATAGTGTTTTACCGATTAGCTGCCTGTAGCAGCATGAAAACAGCTACAACAATCCACGTTACCGATAAAGCTGCAATGATGTTGGGTACTAAGTTTTTCATTTGGTTTCCTTTATTGCCCTGCACTATTGCTTGGCATGGGTGAATTGTAGCACTATCGTGCAACGTGTCAAGAATTATTTGCTAGGTGTTTACCCTAACGGATAGACAAAAACTCTTAGCTCTTACCCTTATAGCATAATAGAATCGTGCCAGTTCTCGTAAGTGCTTGATTTATAACACCCCTCCAAAACCCTAATGTATATCCGTACAGTGGTTTACTACGTACGACAGCTCTTTCAGCTGTCCTATGGTTATAAGACACGGCCAGGATATAACATCATTGTATATTGATAACGTGTGTCTGATATGCTAATCAATAGTGCACTATAATGGTGCATCATCGCCCCTCACACTACTGACTTCAGAGTCATTAACAGATGCTAATGAGAATCATTCTCATCTACTCATTAGCTATGCTGATATATACCATGATAGATACCATAGTAGCGACCAAGCAGGACAGATAGTGACTCATCAGTCTAGATAGTGACTCATCAGTCTACATAGTTATGTTAATAGGGGGGGAGGGGTGAGCTTGGTGTGAAATCTTTACAGGAGCTTCGTAGCCATATAAAAAAGACAAAAGAGCAATAATTAGGGACAGAATAAGGAGGGTAAATAGACCCCTATAAAGAACTTCTAAGCCCTTGATTTCATTAAAGAATCGACCAAACAGGCATAGTTGTGCAAAATGCGCTCCCAAAGGGGAACATTAAAGGCTTGAAGAAGCTAAAACATCCTTCTTTACACAAATAATGTAAATAAAACTTGCAATAGTAGCTTTTTCATGCTATAATTATTGTATAGACTAAAGAGAAACTAAGAAGTGAACTAAAACGTTTAAAGCCTCTATGATGGCTTTAAAGCAATTCCTTCTTATAGTTTGTAAATAACAATAACTTTAAAGTCTTCATAGACTAATAGACTAATAGCCTTTATAGAGAGGTTTGGTCGTAAACAAATAATGGACACCCGCAAGGGCTTGAAGCACTTTAATGGGTAGTGTGTCTAAAAACTCATTTCTTTTTCAAGGAGAAAATAATGAAACAATGTTCCGTCTGTAAACAAACGAAAGAAGCATCTACAAGCTACTTCTGGGCCTCTAAACTTGAAGATGATGGTCTTCACCATGAATGCCGCCCTTGTGCGACAGAAGCCCGTAGGGATAGTGACCGAGGGGTTAAGACTGAACGTAAAGAAGCTAAGGCTGTCATCTTTAATAAGAAACAAGAAGTGATGAGTCTTTTAGCTACAGGCTTTAAGAAGTGCGGGGAATGTAAGGAAACGCTCCCAGTGTCTTCTTTTCATAAACACCATACAACAATGACCGGACTACGTGCCAATTGCATTGAGTGTCTAAAACAAATAAAGGCAGCAGCATGAGTGTGGTCGTACCTAAAACAAGAGGGAAGGGGAGGCCTCCCAAGGCCGACCTCATAGCCGTTAAAGAGAGAAACAAAGGGAAGATTGGTCGTCCTGTTGGTGATGCTGGTCGCATCCAAGAGTTTAAGGAAAGGCTCCTAGCAACAGGTGGAACCCGCATAATTGACAAGGTAATTAGCATTGCTATGAACGATGAGCACCCGGGACAGATGGCAGCTCTGCGTATGTCGTTAGACCGTATGCTCCCTATGAGTTTGTTTGAAGCCTCTAAGAACGCAGGAAGCACCCCTCAAATATCAATTAACATAACTGGGTTGACATCCCCCACAGTGAGCACAGAGGATGTGATAGACGTATGACAGAACTAAACTTCTCGCTACTCAAGTGGCAGCAGCAGGTCTTTAAGAGCGATAAGCGGTTTAAAATTGTAGCTGCTGGTCGTCGGTGTGGTAAGAGCAGGTTGTCAGCCGTAACGCTGCTTATAGAGGCTCTGAACTGCCCCGAGGGGAGTGCAGTGATGTACATTGCACCAACAATCGGTCAAGCAAGAACGATTATTTGGGACTTGCTACATGACCTTGGTCGCCAAGTGATTAAGAGCAGCCACGTAAACAACCTCGAAATCACCCTGATAAATGGTCGTAAAATTCTAGTAAGGGGAGCTGACAATCCCGATAGTTTACGAGGCGTGTCTCTAACATATGCAGTGCTAGACGAATGTGCCTTTATTAAGGCTGATGTCTGGGAGAAAATTGTACGAGCTTCTCTGTCCGATAAGAAGGGACGAGCTATGTTCATTTCCACTCCTAGCGGACGCAATTGGTTCTATGATGTCTACAAGCTCGGACGAGATGAGACAGACGAAGAATGGAAAAGCTGGCACTTCACCACTGAGGACAATGAAACCATTGACCCAAAGGAAATTGAAGCAGCTAAACGCACACTAAGCTCCTTTGCCTTCAAGCAGGAATACTTAAGCTCCTTCGATACAGCAGGAAGTGACATATTCAAGGAAAGCTGGTTTAAGACAGCTCCAGAGCCTAAAGAAGGTTCTTATGTCATGGCCTTTGACCTTGCTGGTTTTGAAGCTGTCAGTGCCGCCAAGAAGAAGCATTTAGACAGCACTGCCATTGCAATTGTCAAGGTGACGGACAACGGTGAATGGTGGGTACGCAAGATTGAGAGTGGTCGTTGGGACATCAAGGACACGGCTACAAGGCTCCTAAAGAACATAAAGGAGTATCAACCTGTTGCTGTGGGCTGTGAACGGGGAATGGCTAGGAATGCTGTCCTCCCCTACCTAACAGACTTCATGCGTAAATATAACACCTACGCACACATCCACGAACTCACACACGGAAATAAGAATAAAACAGACAGGGTGGTTTGGTCGTTACAGGGACGAATGGAACACGGCAAGGTGTCCTTTAACGAAGACGAGCAATGGGACGAGTTCAAAGACCAGCTCATTATGTTCCCCACAGCAGGGGTACACGATGACCTTGTTGATGCTTTGTCTTACGTCGACCAACTCGCAATGAGCACTTATCAACAAGACTACGATGATGACGATGGACAGGAAGTCCTAGATATTGTCTCTGGCTGGTAATAACAAGGAAAAATTATGTCTACATTTCAACTTGACCCTAATCAAGTATCACTTGGCGTTCCTAGTTTGGGGACAGCGCAAGTATTCACTGTCACCAACTCTAGTGCGCAATCTGCTGCATTTGGGGAAAACACCACAATGGTTCGCTTGTCTTGTTCTTTGGGCCACTGCCACTTTCAAGTTGGCACAAACCCAACTGCGAGCACCACAACATCACCAATGATGCCTAATAATTTTTCAGAGATTATTCGTGTGAGTCCCGGTCAAAAGATTGCTGTTATCAAGGATGCTGGAGTTACATCCTCCACCTTCTCAATCACGGAATTAATATGAAACTTATAATGTTACAGCGGGATATTAAACATGGCTACTAAACCAGAAATGCCTGAGTGGGAAGAACCCACAGAAGACGACAAAGAGCTAGTTAAATGGGTGGTCGACCACTGCGAGAGATGGAGAGACTTCCGTGATGAGAACTTCTTAGACAAATGGCTTGAGTATGAGCGCATTTTCCGTGGTCAATGGGCTTCAGAAGACAAAACTCGTGATAGCGAACGCAGCCGAATCATATCACCTGCCACCCAACAGGCAGTGGAAACCCGTCATGCTGAGATTATTGAGGCTATTTTCGGTCAAGGAGAGTTTTTTGACATTACGGACGACCTCAAGGACGTAGATGGCAACCCAATGGACGTTGAAGCCCTTAAGCTACAGCTTATGGAAGACTTCAAGAAGGACAAAATCAAGAAAAGCATTGACCACATTGAGCTAATGGCTGAAATCTACGGAACAGGCATTGGTGAAATTGTTGTTCGTGAGGTGACAGAGCTAAAACCCGCCACACAGCCCATTCCCGGCTCTCCCGGCACGGCTGCTATTGGTGTAGAGGAAGGAAAACGTACAAGCGTGTTCCTAAAGCCTGTAAACCCCAAGAACTTCCTTATTGACGCTAATGCAGACAGCATTGATGACGCAATGGGGTGTGCAATTGAGAAATATGTCTCCATCCATAAAATTGTAGAGA